GACTCCAGGCATCCACCCAGGTTATGCCCGCTTCTACATCCGACGGGTGCGTTTTGGCGCCTCTGACCCGCTTGTAGAGGCATGCCGCAAGCGTGGCTACAAGGTCCAGTGGGACATCGGTATTGACGGCCGCGAAGACCACACTCGCTACGTCGTCGACTTCCCATGCACGTCGCCAGATGGCGCGGTTCTTGCAGCAAACATGACTGCTGTCGAGCAGCTTGAGTGGGTCAAGAAAATGCAGACCGTATGGGCAGACAATGCCGTATCGGTCACCGTCTACTATCGCAAGGAAGAGTTGCCAGCAATCCAGGAATGGCTGTCAAAGAACTACGACAAGGGCGTCAAGTCCGTGTCATTCCTCCTGCACAGCGACCACAACTTCCCGCTTCCCCCATACGAGGAAATCACGGAGGACCAGTACGAGAAGCTCCTGAGCAAGGTCGACTTCACTGTGCCGCTTCAGACCTTCACGGGTGAGATGCTCGACCTGGATAACTGCGCAACAGGCGCCTGCCCGGTACGCTGATAGTTATGGTTGAGGACGTAACGACAGAAGCCTTTCCGGCCTTCATCGAGAGCGACAAGCCAGTTGTCATCGACTTCTGGGCGCCATGGTGTAGCCCGTGCAAAGCCATGAAGCCAGAGTATGAGGCATTCGCAGAGGCCCACGGGCAACACTTCAAGGTTGGCAAAGTCAACATTGAGGACTACCCAGAGATTGCTCAGGTCTACAGCCTCTATAGCGTGCCGACAATCGTTCTATTCGAGAATGGGGAGCCCGCAAAGACAATTGTCGGAGCACGCAGTGCAAGCCAACTCGAAAAGGACCTTTCGAACTGGATTAAGTAATGCGCGTCTACATGTATGTAGCAGGCATTATCATCGGCCTAGCGCATGGAGTCTTTATTGGACTGCTGATTGCTCAGCGCACTAAAAGTCGGCGTGAGACTGAATAAAGTTCATCAATCGTTCAGCAGTCGTATCGCCTTCATATACGGGCGAACTACGTAGGAACCGAATGAACGAATACCAATCCTTCTGCTGGTCAGGATTGTCGAATACCAAGGTGTATTGAACCACTGCCTGCCCGGTTGACGCAGCGCCAACAGCAGCACTGCCACGGGTGACGGCATCAACGGAGTTAACTCCCTCTTTCGCGGTCAGCTTTGTCTCGCCATCGTCGCTCTTGGTTACATCCACCTTTTCGAGGTCAACTGAACCAACAAACGGCGGGGGCACATAGCCGTTTTCAAGCTCGTCTGTGTCGTCGTCAGAGTTTCTGTCTGCCCATTCATCAAGCGCAGCCATCTCAAACTCGTCCCACTTGAGCTCGGTCAACAACTCTGAATACTCAGTGCTGATTTGTGACAGCAGGTCAATCACCTGAGCCTGCTCTGAATGTCCCAATTCCATCGTGCGATTGTCTGCGAGCGCAAATGCCACCGCCCTGTCGTCATCCGCATCAAGAACCACAGCGGCTATTTCTGTCCAGCCAAGCTTCTTGGCTGCCTCAACTTGGTGGTTGCCGGCTATCACCGTGAAAGTTCCATCCTCGTTGTCTTTAACGACGATTGGCTTTACTTGCCCAAACTCTGCGTATGACGCAGCTATTGCGTCAATATCACCCCTGCGCGGGTTGTTGTCTAATGGCACCAACGATTCAATCGATTTAGCCAGTTTCTTTATTGATTGGTGAATCACTCTTCAGACTCTAGTTCAATGCCATCTTCAGCCGTTGGAAGCTCTCCCAGTGGCTGTGGCTCCAATTCTCCTGCTTTGCCGAGGATGCCATCAATATATTCCTTAGTGAGAACACCAGAGTCGCCCATAATCGCCAGCAGCTTGCGGGCTTCTGCCTCCGGGGAGAACTGGTCCTCAACAGACCTTGGTAGCGCACCAGCCAACGTAGAACGTATTGCGGGTGACTGAGAGACGTCCATCTGAACATTGATGTTGCTCTGCTCCATGCCGAGCAATTTGGAACGCCTATCGATGATTGAGAGCAGCGTTTGAACAGCCTTAAGGTCTGGTTCTACCTGAATCTCTGTTCCGTCATCGGCCTTTATCTTTCGATACTGCGTCAAGGGCCAGATTGCTTGCTGCAACGCGTCAAGGCGCTCCAGCTCCATGCGGAGGACCTCTGGGTATGCCAAAAGGGCTTCCTTGTTCATCTTCTCAAGCTGCCGGCGTACGGAACTGCCGACAGCGTTGGTCGTCATGCCGAATCTTCGGGCAATTTCATTAGTTGGTACGCCAGCCTGGCGCATCTTAAATATGCGCAGGTCTCTTTCAGCCAGGAACTCTCTGCTTACTGGCTGATTGTTTTTCGGCATACTCTTTACTCCTTCATAAATTCTATAACCTCAAACGGCAGTCGCAGGCTACGCTTCATCTTTACTGGCCACGCGCGCTTGTCACGCGCTCCACGGAAGTGGCGCACATCGTAGACGTATCCCTCTGGATTCAGCGGGTCAGGAGTGATGGAGATTCCGAACTCTGGCCAGCGCGACCATACCGAGGAGCCAAACGGACGAAGTTCGCGGGTAGTCATGGAGGACCCAAGTGGGGCATGGTGCTCGAGCCAGAGAGCACACTCAAAGACGTCACGAATGCGGTCCAGAAACTTAGCAACCTCGATTGCCAGTGCCTCGCTCGTGCGACTTCCATTATCGACATACGACTTATACAGCGGACCCATGCAAATAAGCTGCGGGCGAATCTGCTCACACAGCTGCTCAATGAATAGTCGGTCTTTGGTTGAGGTCAGGTCAAGGCCAGACGGATGGATATGCAGGTGGGCATCAACCGTCTTGGCATGCGACATGCGGATTGCGTTCTCCATGATGCTGCGAGAAGTGCGACGAATGATACGTGCAGGGTTTTCAAGGTCGATTGTCAATGTGCGTATTGGGGCCATCGGCTGGAAGGTAAAGGGATGCAACCCAGCAGCAGATGCGATTGCCACCTGACGTGCGAGCATTGTCTTGCCCACACCCTCAGCGGCCACGACTATGACGCGCTCTTGCTTTTCAAGGAGACCAGGAATAACCCACTCATATGTGTCGTTATCAGCTTCGAGCAAGAACTCCTGCCAGTTGACAGTTCGTCCATAGTCTTCGAATGACGTGGCGCTGAAGTTATTTAGCGCGAATGAAATTCGGTTCAGCTTCTGCTCAAACTCCATCCCATCGCGGTCGAGAATCTTGGTTATTTCTGCAAGTAAGTCATCTTCAACAGTCGGACCCTCATCATCTTGAATATCCTCAATGATGACCGACTCTGGCATGTCGCCATCTGTGAGCTCAACGATGCTTGCCTCTTCAATCTCATGTCCAGCCTGAATGTGGTCGTAGGCGTCTTTGGAATACTTCGAAACCCACGCAGTCGCCCCAATGCCGGCGGCGCGCAATTCGTCACGAACACTAAAAGCATGCACTTTGCCCACATCGTCGTTATCGGCAAGGATGTGCACATGGGAGGCGCCAGAAAGAGTCAGCGTGTACGACGGGTCCCAGCTATTGGCTCCATTGGTCATCGTCGTCGCTGGGATGCCGTAACGCTCGTAGATGATGTCAGCGTCTTTCTCGCCCTCAACCAGCCAAATATCCTCACCGGCGGCAATGGACTTGATTAGTTCTGGCAGTCGATACAAAACCTTGCGGGTGTCTTTGAGGTTATATATGTAGTTGCCTGGGGTCGTCGGGTCAGGGCGACGATGAGAAAACGATTTGGAACCATCCTCGAGGCGATAGCGAAGCTTTTCGTACAGCAGGTTGCCATCTTCGTCACGATATTGATACGTCTTAACAAGCTTCTTATTCTTCTTCTTGTCGCGTGGCTCTTCGGTGCGCTTAAAACCGTCTTTTGCCAGATTGAGACCAACAGACTGGAATATCTTCTCTGCATCACACATCCCACGATGGCAATACACCATGCACTCGCCCTCTTTGCCGCGGCTGACAGCCAGCGACGGGTTGTGGTCATCATCGCGGCATGGGCACGACGCCATCCACTGATTGTCGTCAATCTTTTTGACGCTGTGAAGGCGCGCCAGCAGATTATCTACTGGGTCAGTCTGCATTGCCGCCGACCTTGACCTTTCGACGTAGGCGTTTGCGCATGTTGGGAGTCGTGCCTCCCCAGATTCCTTGCAGGCTCGGATACTGCACAGCAAAAGCTAGGCACGCTTCTTTCGCATGACAGTTCTCGCATATCTCTCGCGCGCGCGCGATTTGAATCTTCACCTGTCGGTCTTGTCGCAGCGGCGGGAACCACCAGTCAGTTGGCATGCCACGACAGTCGCCCTGAAAGTCGGGCACTGGAATTGGTTCTGGCAAGAAGTATTTCTGGAAGTTTGGCTCTACTGACATTGACCCCCCAAGTGGTGTTCCGGACAGCATACTGTCCAGAATTGGAAATGTCAAAACTTTTTGTAGAGCCTCCAAAGCAGATTGCGCATTCGACCGCGCACAATCTCCCTGGGCGTAGAACCGCGAGAGTATTTATCAGCAAATCGATAAAGCGAGGACTGTGACAAATGAGCTACTTCATGGATGAGTTTTTGGTATTCGTCTGAATTGACGTAGTACTCCCAAACGTCTTCATCGAACGTTTCATACCGGTAGAACATATAGTCATCAAGAGCTGACTTATCGGCTACCAGCTCAGTGCGCCATCCCATCTTGCGCTCGACGCTATTTAGAACTTCAAATAGAGTTCCAGCCCCACCAAACTCATAGGCGTTCTTTACGAAGGTACCGATTACCTTGCTCTCAAAAAGCGATTTATGAAGCTCTGACATCGCCTCATTGATTTCCTCTTCCGAGACGTCAAGCTCTTCGTCCTCATTGAGGTCAGTCAGCTCTTCGTCATCATCCCAATCGCCAGATGATGCTTCAGACATGTGTTTATGATACCACTGCGCGGTGGGCAAGCAACTTCTTTTGTGTGATTGACGACGTGTCGTCCATTGACGCAATAGCGCTGGATGTCGCGTCTACAGAACGATAGAAATCAAGATATTCGACGATTGAGTTGTAAAGGGACCACCCATTAAACCCGTATTTGGCGCCGTTGCGCTCGTTCATGTAAAGAGAGCGAACAATGTTGTTGACTTCTTCGCGATTCTTTTTCTGACGTTCCGTCTCTCCGGACTCCTTGGGGAATACGGCGTTAATAACGGCATCGACTTTTGTGCCACCCATTGGCGCCTTGATTGACAACATTCTCTCTGCCTCGCGCGAAAATGACTGAGCCCAATTGATGGACATGTTGAGAACCTCTCGAGCGTCCTCAATTGCCGAATCAACGTTTCGAGTGTGGCGGGCAGTGAACACGCGGGCAGCGCTCTTAAGTCCAAGAATCACTGTGTTGTTACATACTGCGCGAATATCAGTATTCGCATAGCGAATTGGCCACACACCGTCGTGACCGGATGACACCACCAAATACCTATCAATCTTGTCGTTGACGCCCTTTGGGTCGATGACGAGACCGTCTAGTTCGACTGTTGCGAAGAACCTTGCGCCGCCGCGCAACACGCCGACAGTGTCCATTACGGCATCACCCTGAGATGCGCCAACAATTGCAAGCGCTCGCTCCATTACTTCTCGATTTTGGCGAACTTCGTAGCGGGTGCCAACAGTGGCAAGTGGAGTAAAACTGCCATCTGCGTTCTGGCGAACAGTGGCGCGGCTGTCTTCAATCATCACAACGTTGTTCTCGTTATCGCGAATCAAATTGCCGTACTCATCTACTGCGGCCACCCGAGTAAGCACGACATCAAAGTCTGCATCTGCAGCCCTAAGCATTGCGTCCATGGTTTGCAATCCGGCCATGGGCGTGCCGAGGCGATGCCATGGAGCCTTTCGGTCGCCCCCAAGCGCATAAGCCATTCGAGCTTTGCCTTTATTTATCTCGATTTCGTGGGCCATTTCAATTCTCCTGGACCTACCTTACCACCGCTTTTGT